CTGGTGAAGTTAATGCTTCTGACTCCTTCAAAGACTTGGATGGTAACACAGTAACACCTCCTAATAATGTAACAATTCAAGGTACTATTGAAGCGTTAGATTCAGGTGATGATTTACATATCTTCTTGGCCCCAAAAGATGCTGTATTGGATTCCCCTGATTATACTGTATACACAGCTGTTGGTGAAACAATTGGTTCTTCTGTAATTGAAGTTAATGAAGCTATTGCTACTGATTGTCCTGATACTGGTTGGTTTGGTATTAAGAAAACTGGAACCACTACTTATAAATTTTATGAGTATGATTCAGTCAATAGAGGCACTAAGGAATTCAATCTTGTTGGTACAGTTGCAGATGATAATATTACTGCTAGTGATCCAGGATTCCATGCTATCTTTTATGATTCCATGACTGGTGGTGGAACATCAAAAACTATATCCAACTCATTAGTGTATAGCACAGACATTATTGTTCGTGGTTGGGTTCGTCATGGCGATGCCTCTGGAGTTGATAAGATTGTTCCTGTTTCTGGCACAATTGGCTCTGGTGGTTTCTCCTTCTCTGGTACTATGGAAGCAGAGGTATAAGTAATGTCTTATTCAGTGGATTGGATAGCAAAAGTTATCTCAATTCCACTGTCTGATTTGACTTGGACTTCTGGCAAACTTTATGATTTGGCTTTGTCAGATTTCTTAGATGAAATCAGGCGGTTGGAGTGGGAGCCAACTGAGGGTTTATGGGCACCAAATATTTTGGATCATACAAATCCAAAGACTATTTCTGGCGTTACTTATGCAGCTTTTGATGAGCTAGAAAATGGATACACTTGTGTATTTATTGGTGATATTGATGCTGTGACTTTGAAGGGTTCAAATAATAATATTGTTGATGTTTATAACTTCAATGGAATATCTATTGTACCCAATAATAGTGCAGGATTACAAGATTTAAGCACAATGTTGGCAGCATCTTATAACAATGAAGTTGCTATTAGCATAACAAGAGGACAAGCAGGAACATCTGTACCAATTGGAACCAGAAAAAGACCTTCCAATAATTGGGCTGATGCTAATACTATTGCAGATGATAATGGAATTAGTAACATACGGGTCATGGAGTCTATGACCTTGGATGACACTACTGATTTCACAGATGGACATAATTTCTTTGGCACTAATCCAAGTGTTGTAGAAATAAACATCTTACCAATTGCGTTAGTGTCTAATTGCTTATTTGCTAATGCTATTGTTACAGGTACATTGGACAATAACAATAATGTAAATGATGCTAGTGTTTATGAATTGTTATCTATTCAAGGCATTATGAAGCGTACTGCTTTGATAGGTAAAATTTCTGTTGCTTCTGGTGGTATACTAAGAATGTATGATTGTCATTCTGGTGTTCCTGGAGGAGGCATTGGTGAGACAGCGGAAATTAATTTAGGTGGTAATGGTTCTTTGCGTTGTAGTAATTATGTTGGTGGTATGAACCTAACGAATTATACAGGTGGTGGAGCTGTATCAATGGATGTTGAAGGAAGGGTTATTGTTGAGTCTAGTTGTACAGATGATGGAGATATTTACATACGTGGTTCTAACTGCGCCATAACTGATGAATCTGGACCTGGATGTACTGTACATGACCAGACTAATCTGAACTTAATTAAATACATTTATGCAACTGATATGTATCGCAGAGTTCAAGATGATATTTTAAATACAGTCACTGTTTATGGTGAAGATAATATAACTATTGTAGTTGTATTTGATATTACAAAAGATACTAATGGCAATATCATAGAGATGGTCCCACAGTGAACACTTTTGGTTTAGGAAGGCAATCAGGATTAAACACTTTTGGACTTGGTGGAATTGGTATACTTCTTGCTAAGTGGAGAAATGTTTTTACCTTTGATGTATTGATTGCAAAACGTGTAGTGAGGCAAGTAAATATTGCCAAGCTAAAACAATATGAGGTTAAAATATGAGCATAGATGTTTTTACTTTTGATGTTGTTATAGCAAAACATAAAGTTAGTAATGTTACAATTGCTAAGAATGCGTTTCACCTTGTTCAAATAGAGCAAAGTATTACAAATGACGTTAGTATGTGTAAGAAAAAGCAGAGTGATGTTACTATTGCTAAGCATAAACAATTTGATGTGGAGTATTAAAGATGGCTGATGAATGTGAAGCAAAAATATTTGAAGGTGATGTTGGAACAGAGATTCGTTTCAAGGTTTGGACTTGTGATGAAACAGTTGATCCTCATGTAGTAGAATTAGTGGATATTTCAAGTGCAGTTCCAGCATATGGAGACATTGATATAATATTCATAAGACCTGCGGCTGCTACTCAATTAAAGGTTGATGGTGTATTTGAAACTGATGGAACAGACTCTCTTTGTAAGCATGTTTCTGTTGTTGATGATTTGGTTCCTTTTGGAGATTGGATTGGTCAAGCAAGAATAAAATTAATAGATGGTAGATGGGCAACATCCACAATAGAATTTGAAGTTTTTGAGAAGCTATTTGATGATTGATAACGTTGTTTATAGGTTATCTAATTTCAAGGCTTAATACCCTATAAAAAAGGCTAAATCTTTCTATTATAGCCTATCTATAGCGTTATATATAGGCTATAATATAAGCTATAATTAGAGTTGGTGAAATATGAAAATTGTTAAAAGAAATTTGTCATCTTCATTTGACGCTGTTGGTGTTGGATCAGATGATCCAATATGGACTGATTGGACAGTTGCTAACGCTGTAAAAGACGGTTACAAGGCATCTGGCTGGGTTTACAAAGCTGTTTCACTGATATCCCGTAACGCAGCCAATGCACCCTTTGTAGTGAAAAACAAAGACAATGAGGTGCAATGGGAACATCCAATAACTAAGTTGTTATTGAAGCCACATCCAACGATGAATAGAATTCAATTTTATGAATTATTATTCCAGTGGCTTGAACTTGCTGGTAATGCTTATATCAAAAAGGCAGATGGAGCAAAAATAACAAAAGAATTATGGCCAGTATCACCAGATAGAATGGCACCAAAAGAAAGCAGTGATAACAGCTTGATGGTTGATGGATATAAAACTCTAAATGATAATGGAGCATGGGAAGATAATCCTGACTTCACTATAGAAAATATGATACATATTGCTCTAACAAATCCTGCTCAACCACTCCTTGGAATAGCACCATTACAGGCAGTTGCTAAAACTGTAGATGCTGATGTAGCCCAACAAGGCTGGAATGCTTCTGCTATGCAAAATCGTGGTGTAGTTGAAGGTGTATTTACTTTTAAGACACCTCTGGATAAAATACAATCTACATCTATTGTTAAAAGAATTATGGATAAATTTTCTGGTGGAGCTAACGCCAGAAAACCTCTTGTTATAGGAAGTGACGCTACATATACAAGATTAAGTTTGACAGCTGCTGAAATGGATTTTCTTAATTCAAGAAAATTTAATAGAGATGAAATATTTGTAGTGTTTGGAGTGCCTCCACAACTAGCTGGAGCCATGGAAAGTTCAACCTTCAATAACTATTCTGAATCAATGAGAATATTTTGGGACATAACTCTAATACCATTGCTTAAGATGGTGGCTACACAGTTTACCAATGCCTTTGCTGATCAACTTGGAGAAGGGTATTATGTCAGCTATGATCTCTCTGATATCGATGCTGTACGGGAAAATGAATCTGACAAAGCTGTTGTTGCTAAATCCTACTATGATATTGGTATTCCAGTGATGCAAATCAATGAAAAGTTTGAGCTTGGATTCGAGGAATATATTGGTTGGGATTTACCATTTAATGGATTACAAAAACAAACTGCATCTACTGATAAAAAAGGTGATGAAGAAGAGCGCAAATTGGTTCTTATTCCTGCTGAAGAAAGAGATGCTAAAAAAGAAGCTGAAAGCAGAAGAAAAATATCTGATGGGCCAGCGCAAAGTGCTTATGAAGACTTATTGAAGAGACAAGGTGAAGCAGTATTTGGTGCATTAAAAAGAAATGAAAGTCCTGTTGATGCTGCCAAAGCCTTTCATGATGAATTGGTTGACCTAACGAGAAATGTTATAGTTGGTGTTGCTATGAAGTTTGCGGAAACTACTGTTGTTGATCAGAGAGGTCAAAAGCTTGATTTTGAAAATCGTGGTAATATTGAAGAGGAATTGATTGGTGAATTCCTATTGGAAGAACAAGTTATTCTTCAGGATGTTTCTGCAATAGACAACACTACAACTAAGATTATAATGGAACAAATAAGTGATGCTTCTGAGAAAGGTTTTGACTATAATGAATTAAGAAAAGCCTTGGAAGATACAGGATTATTTTCTCCAGAAAGAGCATTGAGAATTGCTAGAACAGAAGTTGGAACTGCAGCCAGTATTGGTCAATTAGCATCAGCCACCGTTGCTGGAGCTGATTATAAAATGTGGGAAACTTCTGGAACAGAAACAAGACCTGCTCATGTAGCAAGGTCTGGTGAAGAAGTAAAGATGGATGAGCGTTTTTCAGCTCAAATTAGTGCGGTTGGACCACGTTTTCCACTTGATCCTCAGATTGATGTGGCGGACAGAGTTAACTGCGATTGTTTTATGACTTTCAGGGTGGATTAAAATGCCAGATAAAAAACTAAAGCACCTATCGTTGGTGCAAGAAATTAGAGCTGACGATGATGCGGAAGGTATTATTGAAGGTTATGTTGCTGTATGGGATACAGTTGACTCTTATAATTCCAAATTTCAAAGAGGGTGCTTCAAGAAAACTCTTGAAAATCGTATGCATAAAATCAAGGTTCTTTGGAACCATGATACAGAGCAACCAATTGGGAAATTAGAAGATATACATGAAGATGATCACGGGTTATTTGTACGTGCTCAATTGATAACTGAAGTTGAGAAAGCAAAAGATACATACAACCTTATCAAAGGTGGTGCTATTGATTGTTTTAGCTTTGGTTTTAGAATTGTCAAAGATAAGTTTGAGCAGGGTGTTCAAGTTATTACTGAAGTAATGCTTGGTGAAATTTCTCCTGTAGTATTTGAAGCTAATCCAGCAAGTAAAATTACTGGCGTTAGATCAACTGATTTCAATGAGTCTCTTGCAGGACAAGAATTGCGTGATAAGGGATATCAATTGCTTCGCTCCTTAGATGTCACGATTGATGACTTATGGTGGGATGAAGTCTCACAAGATGATATTGTAAATCTTATGGGTACAGCAATTGATGATTTCAGAACAGCTTATGTTGGATATGTTCAAGAAATTACAGACATTCGCTCTGGTGGAACCAGAATGGATATTAATGCTATAAATGAGCTAGCAAGTTCATTTAGAAAGATGTGTAGTGATGAGGGAAAAACAATTGAAGTTATATCCCAGAATACATCATTTACAATTGAAGAGTTGAGATCACTAAAGGCTGGAAAGCCAATAGCCGATGTCAGCAAATTGAAAGAGTTGGGCAAAGAAATTCACAATGCTCATAATGTTATAAGAAGCAAAGCCGTTGAAACACTTTGTGATGAACTCAGGGCAGGAATTAATCCTGCCGAAGCAACACGAATAGAAGCACTGCTTAAAAAGTCACTTGGCACTGTTGAAGTGAAAGTCGATGAAGAAGATGTAGTCGCATTTATGAGTGATTTTCGTAAAAAATTAAATGGAGAAAAATAATGCCAGAAGCTACATTACAAAGCGTTTTGGATGAAATGAAAACCACAACTGAAGCTCTACATACATATGTTGATCGCAAGATTGATGAAGTGCGTGCAGGAAGTTCAGATGGTGATCACACAACCAACTCTGCTATTGAAAAGGCCAACGGTCAGATTGATGAATTGCGTACATTGTATGATGATTTATTAGCTCAATCTAATAGACCTGCTGGATTCAAAGAGCCATCTGATGAAGATGCTCAATCATTGTTGTTACGTTCAGCTTTTGAAAAGTTTGTTCGTTATGGTAATGGTGAAAATGCTGTTGTTCAAATGTCTACTGAAGAGAAGCGTGCTCTTGCTAATTCATCAGATGTAGATGGTGGTTTCTTAGTGCCTATTGACTTTGAAAGCAAGATTATTATGAATGCTTATGAAGAGTCTGCAATTAGACCTTTGGCTAATGTCAATACCACTAGTCGTGATACTGTATTTATGCCTGCTCTTGCTAA